CCTCATTACCAAAACTCTCGCCAAGAGGGAAGTAAAATACCTAAAAGGACCCACAAATACTTACCCTGAGGAGTACGTACAAGAGAGGCTTAGGCTTCTTGAGCCGCGCGCCAATGCAGGACGTAACTTCTTCGTGGTCCGGTACCAGGGTGAACCTGGAACTGGGAAAACACGTGACGTTACTAACCTAGCTGTGAAACTGTCAACTATACACAACCTCCCGATCGTTTACGTAGAGGACTTTAAAACCTTTACTCAAGCTCCCAGCGTATGCGTTGTGGATGATATACTACACGAATCGGAGTACTCAGCATACTTCGAATGGGTGAATAAAACCCACATTAAAACCATCGTGATCATCGCCACAAATCATGTCATACCAGTCACACCTACACGGTGGGGCTTTGGAAAGAAGGTTCGCTATGTAAGAGCACCACCAGGCAAAAGTGGTATAACCCGCCGCTTAGGTTTAGAAGGTGAGATTCGGAATTTGACCGAAAAACAAGAGGACTCAGCATCACAGTGGCAGTACACTATTGACAAAAAACCTGGTAATTTCACTCAAACCTCGTTTACAAGTAGTAACATCGAGGAGTGTATTGTCCGCGAATACAACAAATACCTAACCGGTATAGACGGATACACTGTCCTGCGTGTTCCACCACCAGATCGATCTGAATATGACCTAAAGATAACTGTCTCTGATATTTCAGAATTGAGGCAGTTGTTTTCATCCAAACAAAGCGTGATAAAGGCATTTTTCACTAAGCAGATAAGTGTAAACCCTGCACTGGTGGAAACATTCAAGAGGGTACCTTCACCCTCTCATCTTTTGCCTGCTGCGTCTGTAGAAGACATGACGCATGTGGAGATGAACTTCGAGGGCATGGTAGTATACCTAGCTAAACGTCTGCCCAGCGTGACTGTATCGCTAACGATCGGAAATCGCGTGTTTGCTGCCGTAGGTAGCACTCTCTACTTCCCACCTGAAGTGAGAGATGATATAGTCATCACACACGATATGAACAACTTCCGCATTGAACAGGGGGTCAATTTTAGAATGGTACCACTGGAACCATTTATAGTAGAATACTATAATGGAACCAATATTGTACCAACCGATTTTGACCTCGACACCTATGCAGCTCTTGTATCTTACATCAAGCTGAACTGGGAATCCGAACAGTGGAAGAATATGGCTCTGCTACACGCACACAAAAAGGAAGTTGAAGATGCAAAATCTAACTTCTCGTGGAGCCCTTTCATTATCAAAGTCTTGGCGGC